ATTTTTGATAAACTTGCAGAGATGGGCTTTAAACTTACTGCCCGTTATCTTGACGAGGGTTGGTTTTACATTGGTGAATATAATAGTGATGGAAAACTTGAGCATTTTAATAAAGTTGATGATGTTATAAAACAATATCCAGAACTTGATTACGAGTTTTCTATTAGTGATACCCTTTATGAAATGGAAGAAGCAAATGCAAGTTAGATCAGGCGTACCAATTCCACCAGCGCAAAGAGAAAAGGGCAAGTGGAATTGGCTTAATACATTAGAGGTAGGCAACAGCTTACATTTTAAAGATCATAAAGAGTTTGATAATGTGAGGCGTTGTTTGCGCACCAAAGGGTTTGAAACTGTTACCAGAATGTTGCCCGAAGGGTGGGTCATTTGGATTACAGAAGAGCCTAATTCAAGAAAGAGTGCTTGATAACTATGCATATATGCATTACGCATAATGTATGTTTAGTTATATACAGCAATTAGAAAAGCAAGCAGATGGTATGGGTGTTCGTTTGATTGACGCATTCAAAAGAGCGAACATCCCTACATCTACATATTATAGGGCAAAGCAAGGGTGCGATTTACGACTGGCAACAGCGCGAAAGGTGTCAGATGCGATCAAGTTTCACGCATTACAAAACGCCCATGACGATAACCAATAGCTGGAAAGATATAATACAACAGCTAGTTGTTATCAGAAAATCACAAGGGCTGTCACAAGAGCAACTAGCATTTGAGATAGGTTGCCACCCTTCACTTGTTCATAAATGGGAACAGCATAAGCGTGTGCCATCAGGTTTCATGTTCTCATGCTGGGCAGATGCTCTTGGCGCGAAAATCAAAATCCAATAATAACAAGGGCATGAAAGCTGCTTGTGAATATTGTCGTGCCATGACACATTATTATGTCATGCTTATGACTGGTTCAATTTACTGCATTAGATGTATGGAGACACACGGATGGGAACATCTCAGCGCAACAAAGGCAGTTACCACGAAAGGTGGTGGGTCAAATGGTTCACGGAAAAGGGTTGCCAAGCGAAAAGAACGCCCCTCTCAGGACAGTTGGGAGGAGAGTTTAGCGGAGATATCCACATCCAAACCGAAGACGGAGTGGTAACTGGTGAAAGCAAATATCAAGCAGATGGTAGAGGCTTTAGCTTCTTAACTAAAACTCACAAAGAGCAACCAGCAGATATATATTTATTAAAACAAAAGCGTGGACCTGCATTTATATGTATAGAAATATCAAATCCATTAGCTGAAAAAATAGTGGGCTGGATAAGTGGAGGTAAAACTTAACCAGCCCAAGTTAGGGAGGGCAACGTAAAATACTAATTGCTATAAATAATATGATACCTCCCCTTGATATTGTCAACACCATAACTTATACTGCATATGTGCAGTAGGAGGTACATATGTTTCATCATATAGCATGGGCTATGAAAGCAAACACCCCAGATGCATTATGTAGATGGTTACTTGTGGTGTTAGCTGATCATACCAATGAACAAGGCACATGTTTTCCATCACAAAATACATTAGCTAAAAGAACAGGCATGCATAAAGCAACAGTATGCAGAAAGCTTCTATTGCTAGAAGATGCTGGACTAATACAGCGCACAAATGGAACAAAGGGAAAGAGTACAGTGTATAAGTTAGTAGTCGCAGAGAGCGACAACCTAGTCGCACAGTGCGACACTAAACTACCAGTAAACAATAAAACTAAAAGGGGGAAGGTGCCAGAAGATTGGCAACCATCAAATGAATTAATCGAATCAATTAATTTTGCATTGTCTATGAAGCAATCGGAGGTAAGCCATGACATTGAAACAGATAAGTTCCGCAATCACCACATTGCCAAGGGAAGTAGATTTGAAGACATTGGAAGAGCCTACAGAAATTGGTGTTATCGCTCTGTCGAATACGCAAAACAACAAAGCACTCGCCAGACTAATAGAGGCAACCGAAACACCTTCAGCACTAACAAGCAAAGTGATAAGATGCGTGGAATCATTAGTCACTTTGCAGATAAAGTATGACAAAGACTTCAACGTACAAAGATTCACAATCAATGATAACAATAAAGAAAATCTAATCAAAGCATATAGGACTGTGCTTCAAAGCTGTGTGACGTTGCCGACCACAGATATCGAGCAACGGCTCACAGCAATGCTGCCATTGATAACATTGCCAGCAAATATGGATATGGATATGGCTATCTTAAAGATTGAGATGATAGCTAAAAAGTTATCAGAGTTTCCAGCCGATATTGTAATGAAAGCAATTGAACATGTAGAGAAGAGCTGTAAATTTATGCCAACATATGCAGAGTTTCATGCTGAAATATACTGGCGATATGTTGACCGCAAAAAATTATTGGACGCATTACAGTTTTCAATAGACAAATGTAAATGATAAATGCTATGTTGCATATATGCAGTAGGAGGTAAGCATGAATAGAATAGGATTTATTGGAGGTAGTGACCTCTATAATATTATGAAGGGAGATTGGCATGATCTATGGCTTGTCAAAACTGGACGCAAAGAACCTGATGACTTATCTAATGTGTTCCGCGTTAATCTTGGTGTTGCCACTGAAGACTTCCATATTGACTGGTTTAGCCGTCATGGTGGCTATCCTCTGGTTGAGAAACAAAAGCAATATCAGCAAAATATAGATGGCGTTCCATACAAAGGGCAAGTGGATGCCCTTATGCAGACCGATGATTCATACGTTCCAAACACAATACTTGAATGCAAGCACACATCAAGTAACAGAACAATAAAAGATATGTTGGAAAACTATATGCCCCAGTTGCATTTATATATGCGGCTATCAAACACGCATGAATGTTTTCTGTCTGTTATATTCGGCAATGAATGGGGCTGGTGTCGTGTCAACTTTGATAATGACTATTGGTCAAAGGTTCACAATGCTGTTGTTGATTTCTGGGAAATGGTAGAAACACAAATAGAGCCGCCAGTAAATGGTATTAGCGTAGATAAAATAGATTGGTCTAACATTGCTATTGATGGCTTGGTTGCCAGAGATGCAAGTCAAGATAACTACTTTGTAGACTTGGCACATAACTATGTTAACACCATCGATGCCGCAAAGGATCATGAAGCTGTAAAGAAACAACTGCGTTCTTTAATTAATGACAATGAAAGAGAAGTCTATTGTGACTTCCTATCAATCAAAAGGGACAAGCGTGGCGCATGCCGCATTGCAATAAAAAAAGAGGCAGAATAAACTGCCCCTTTTCTCATCACTAACAACACATGTCAGGAGAACATGATGCCTAATGATACTAAATCAAATACAAAAATCCAACCCAAAACTTTAACCGAAGCTTTGATTGCGTTCCATAACACAGGCGCATCAGCAAAGAAGTCTGGCAAAAACCCACACTTCAAATCAAATTATGCTACACTTGAAGAGGTTATTGACACGGCTAGGCTTGCTTCAGAATACGGCATAACCTTCACACAACTCATTGATTTTCAAGAGAATATAATATTTGTTAGAACAAAAATCATGCATGTATCTGGCGAAGAGTTAGTAAGCAGAACGCCAGTCATGACACCAGATATGTCTAACCCACAAAAGATGGGATCAGGCATCACCTATGCCAAACGCTATGGCTTACAGTCCGCGTTTGGTCTGCCATCAGAAGATGATGATGGCAATCTAGCCGCCTCTAAAACAGGCGAAGTCCGTAACCCGATACAGTCAAAAGGAGCATTCTAATGACTGAGTACGATAATTCAAATAAGGGGGCGGCATTTGCCCCCAAAGAAGAGCAGACATTAATTCTTACAGGTTCTGTGCAAGACGATAAGCAAAACAAAAACAGAATTGCTATTGTTAAAGACACAGATCATCAGGGCAAAGATGTCTTATCTGTATATGAAAGAGTAGGTGTTTTATATCAGAATGAATCAGACACAGGTGGTGCGCCAGATTACTCAGGTCCATATAAACAAAATCTAAGAATGGCCGGCTGGCGAAATGTTAGCGAATCTGCTGGAAACTATCTCTCGCTAAAGATATCTGAAAAGCAAAACAGCCAACAACAAGCCACGCCAACACCACAGGTTGATAACGAATTGGCTGATAGCGCACCATTCTAATAGGGGGAGGGGGATAACTAATCATTATCCCCCTTTATTATCATGGCAAAAAAAGCATTACACATAAGATCAGATTCACCAAAACATTTGCGAATGGCATATAAAGTTATGATGACGGCAGAGTTTTATAAAGAGTTAACTGTATCTGCAATCAGTCCTGATGAAGCTAGAGTGTTGGCTGAAGAAAGAATAAGGGCAAGGCAGAGTGCGTTCTTGGCTTGCGGATATAGCATTGGTGATGTTGAAATAATAGGAGTAGAAGAATGATAACCAGAGAATATATTTTACAGGAAGCAAACAAAGCTGTTGCTGATAGAGGTGATTCCTATGGCAAACCTAGTGAAAACTTTGAACGCATAGCTGAACTATGGGGTGGTTACACTGGAACTTATTTTCAAGCTGACGATGTTGGCATCATGATGATGATGGTGAAGATTAGCCGCATTATGGAAACACCTAACCATATTGATTCATGGGTAGACATTGCTGGCTATGCCGCTGTTACAGCAGAAGCGATTGCCGATAGCGAAGATACTGAGCACCATCATGAGGATCAGCAAAGCACTGATTCCACGACACAGGATTAGGGTTGTGAGGATCAATGACTTGCAAGATTGCTTGCCCAAAGTTTTGCTGTTCAAAGCCTTTGACAAAAGCATAAGTGTCATGGAATTTGTAGCCTCTAGCTCTGGCAAGCCAAGCTGTGGCTTCCTGTTCCACCAACTCGATTTGGGACAAAGCCCAATTATGTCTATGTCCACTTATATACAGATGGGCAGTAGACTTGAACCTTGCCATCTTATTTTGCGCATGCAACGCATTCCATTGGCTATGACCAGGCATATCATGAGCGGCATGTATTCTGCACTCTCTTCCGTTTGGAAAAACCAAAGCGATTCTAGCTTCCCAATCTTCTCTAATAGTGTGGGGCTTGGTCATCCATTTAAGTGGATCACCAGCACCAGACCACATGTCATGGTTGCCGCCAATGAGAATCATAGGATTCATTTCTTGGATCAACCACTCAACTAACTTCCATGCCGTTTTATGAGATGTGTCTTGCTC